ATGATATTTGTGCATCCCATGCCTTTTCGAGAATGGCTAATTGTTTTTTATTCATTGCCTTACCTCCATAAGCGCCCTATTAATAAACGCCGTCATTGGATTTGCACATCCCCACCCCGTACCATCTGGATTTCTTTTAATTGGCTCCTTCTTCACTTTGCGTTTTGCATAAATAACCGTCTTCCACTTACGCTCAACAACACTCAAATGCCCTTGTTTCACCATATGCCTTGCTGCTTGAGCGATTCTGTTATTTGGTATTCCGGTAATCAGTGCTAATTCATGTGGGGAGAATTGTTCATGAGTTTTCAGATATTCCAGGATGATTTCTTTTCCAGTCACGATCTGCTCCTGTAACTATCCCATGTAAACGCAAGGGTGCATCCGCCGCCATCATTCATCCTGTCAATAACACGCTCACCAATGAATGCAGACAGTTCATCTTTGCTCTGGTTGCTAATCAGGATTGTTGGCTTCATGCGCTCGTAGCGGGTGTTGATGATTTCGAACATGATCATCTTTTCCGCCTCGCTTCCAAACTGCACACCAACCTCATCGATAATTAGCAGGTCAGGTTTAGTGAACTGTCGGATCACTTCATCCTCTGTGCGGGTGGAGTTTTTCGACCATGTTGATTTATATTCTCTGGCAATTTTCAGCGCCGTTGTGAAAATAGCTGAGCTTTGATGTTCCGTAATTGCGTGCCGGGCGATAGCCAGTGCAAGATGATTCTTTCCAGTACCAGGCTTTCCACACATAACCAGCCCACCGCCTTTCTGTAACCTCTCAGGCCATTTGCTGGCGTATGCCTGACACACCCTGAGCACTCTCTTTGCATCGTCGTTGACTGGCTCGTAGTTCTGCAGTGTGCAACCCTTGAATCGTTCAGGAATATCAAGATTATTCAACAGAAACTCGACATTGCGCTTACGTGATTCCTCGTCGATTTTAATCTTCTCTGCCTGTAGCCGAATAAGCTCATCTCTCATGCATTCCGGGCATTCGCTAGGTCTTGAGGCAAACTTAATTGGCCCAGTCGAGTAACGGTTACGCTGCTCAAACTCACCATGTTTTTCACAGATGCCAGAGCCAATTTCTACAGCTGTATGCTCGATAGCAATTGGCGGAGAACTCAATTCTGCAAGTTTTTTCTCCAGTTGGGAGATCTTTTCATCCAGCGTCATGTTCACTCCTGCGCCCATGAAGGCATTTCAGTTTGTCCGTAATCCTTGGTGGCAAAGTTTTCAGCCTTAAGTCCATTAGCAACCTTGCGTACCGGTCTGGATAACGCCTGCTTGTTCTGGTAGCTGAGTTTCTGGCTGGCAGTGATAAACCAGTTCTTTGGCTTCTCATGGCTAAATTCGATATCCAGCCTTTCCAGCTCGTAATTCAGGTCAATGTTCGGATACAGGCGCTTCCATGCTTCGTAATCCTTGTGGTTTAACCGAACGATATTTCCTTCGAATGCATAGCGACTTGAAATTTTATGGACATCAGCCCCACCCCCTTCACAAGTCGCGTCAGCGGCTTGGGTGTTAGAAAGGGAATCAGGAATCAGGTTAAGGGAATCAGGAATCAGGTTAAGGGAATCAGCAGGATTTAAACTGTTCTCAACTTGTTCTTGCACTGTACTTGCATGGTGCTTTTCTGGTGCTTCATTGTTTTCAATGACTTGAAGTGATTCTGCATCCTCCTTCTCTTCCCCTTTATCGTCATTGCACTGTACTTGCATGGTGCTGTTATTGTTCTCTACTGGTTCTGGTATCTCACTGGCAGCTTCTTTGCAGTGAGGGTTCTGGTGCTTTTTCCAGTTATTGATTTGGATATATGAGCCGCCATTTACCTGATATCGGTTGATGAATTTGTGACTGTGAAGTTGCTGAAGCAGATCATTGCAGTCCACATCATCGAAAGGCAGTACCATTGCTTTAATTTTCTTTGGGCGATCATCCAACCGCCCTTCTTTGTCAGCAATAGTCCATAACCCGGCAAAAAGGAGACGGGCATATGGAGAACACTCAGCTAATTCATCATTGGTGAAAAAGCCTGGTTTGATATTTCTTGAACGTGCCATTTTGTCCACCTTTAGTACGGGAGTTCTTCCTGAGCTTCACGAATGCGTTCAGATACCCACTCCTTGAACGTTGTCCAGTTAGGTACTGTTTTCGCAAACTCAGTAAGTTCATCGAGATCTAAGTCGTATGAAAGCCATGCCTTGAGATAACTCATTACATGGTTTTGATTGATATATATGCGGTTTTTAAGGATTCCTCTGATGTATAGAATCCTTTGTTCTTTTGGCGGTTTTCTTTTTGTCGCTGCTATGCGAGGGATGTACTCAAAGAATTCACCAGTAAGCTCATGGGTTATTTCTTGGGTGAGTTTTTTGTCTGCAGCAATCTCAATCGCATCGAGGATTTCTTCAAGCTTATATATTCGAAGCCATCTCTTGATAGATTTTCGCCCATTGTCATTAACAGTAAATGGCGCAATGCAGTCGTCAATTTTGGTAGCGACAATATCAACAACATCGTCTTTCAGGCTCTTAAGACCATCTCGCCACTTGATCATCATCTCCAGTTGCTCTCGCTTGGTATTAAGTTCCTGGAGTTGCTGCCTTTGCTTTTCCATTATTGAGTTATCGCTGAGCAGTTTGTCGCTTTTCCCGCCATTACAACTATCGCAAGAAGTAATAAGGTTCATCATGTCGTTATCGCCACCCTTGCTAACTGGGTTGATATGGTCGACATGAAGGATGACGTCTGGCGCAGAACTCCCACAGTACTGGCATTTGAAGCCATCGCGCTTGAAAACCTCAAACCGTATTTTCTTGGTAATGCCGGAACGAATCTTTTTTACCTGGTCTGGTGTAGGTTTTTTTGCCATAATTAACTCCATAGAAAGCAGTTAAAAATCCATCTGGATTTGTTCAGAACGCTCGGTTGCCGCCGGGCGTTTTTTATTGGTGAGTCCATCAAGCGCATACTTAAAAGCCCTGCTAATCGGACTGATGTCTGATGCCATTCCGAAAGCACACAGGACCGAAGCAATAAATCTCCAGTCCGTTCTGCTTATCTTCGATTCATGACAGCCAATCATCTTTGCCAGACCGCGCTGGGTAAGCGTTGACAGGTTGATGAGTAAATCTGTTTCTGCGCGATCAACGTCGCGCTGTGATAGTTTGCTGTAACTTGTTTGTTCCATTTCTTAAGATTTCCAGTAGTGAATAGTTAGTTGAAAGGTATGCGTGGAAACGCATATGGCCTTAGTTGGTCAGATATCTTGGAACTCGCTTTTCAGCGACGTAGGACGAATGTCCGTTGTTACAAAGAGCGGATCCGCTTATTAAGCGGCTTTGTGTTCCGGCGGGAACACGTCATCAAGACTGACTTTTGCGCCTAACTTGTTTAGGCACGCAACAAGAGCACGGCATGTTTTAAGGTCTGGGAAGCGACGACCAGATTCCCAATGTCCGATAGCTCCCTGTGTGCATCCAACTGCCTTAGCAAGTGTTGTTTGAGAGATATTCAGTGACTCTCGATATTTTCGTAGGTTGCTCATATGCCCTCCATAGTAACCATAACGCAATAATACGATATGTACTTTTAGAATGCAAACAAAAAATACATCTTGTGCATGGATGATTTTAGTACAGAGCGTAATAATAAGGGTATGAAAATGAAATGGTATGAACTGGCTAGATCCAGAATGAAAGAGCTCGGCATAACTCAAGAGAAGTTAGCCGAAGAGCTTGGTATGACGCAGGGTGGAATTGGTCACTGGTTGCGCGGATCTCGTCATCCATCTCTTGACGAGATTGGTGTGGTGTTTAAATACCTTGGTATTGATAACGTCTCATTCAACCACGACGGTACATTTTCACCTGTTGGCGAATACTCATCTGCCCCCGTTAAAAAACAATATGAGTACCCTGTTTTTTCTCATGTTCAGGCCGGTATGTTCTCGCCTGAGCTTAGAACCTTTACCAAAGGTGATGCGGAGAGATGGGTCAGCACAACCAAAAAAGCCAGTGATTGTGCGTTTTGGCTTGAAGTTGAAGGTAATTCCATGACCGCGCCAACAGGATCCAAGCCAAGCTTTCCTGACGGGATGTTAATTCTCGTTGACCCTGAGCAGGCTGTTGAGCCAGGTGATTTCTGCATAGCCAGACTTGGTGGTGACGAGTTTACCTTCAAGAAACTGATCAGGGATAGCGGTCAGGTGTTCCTACAACCACTAAACCCGCAATATCCAATGATTCCATGCAATGATAGCTGTTCCGTAGTAGGGAAAGTTATCGCCAGCCAGTGGCCTGAAGAGACATTTAGTTAACAGCCTCACCACTCTAAAACACACAACAATAACCCGACCTTAGCGTCCAATGCCGTTCACTTAAGCGGAGCGGTGCTGCGTTTCACCGGATAACGGGTTTTTG